AGACGCCCCTCCCCACGGCCCCTGCGGCCTGTTCGCCCTTTGCATCTGACGCGCCCCCTTGCGGCCTCTGCGCGGTCACCCCTGCCCGCCGCTGCTGCCTGGCGCTTGCTGCCAGCATCCTCCACGGCGCGGAAGGCAGTAAATTCCATCATCTTACTGCCCCGATCGGAGAGGCAATATGAGCGACGTTCGCTACGTCACGCTTTCCGTGGAGGATCAGGAGCTCAAGACGGCCTGCGGCCAGCTGGTGCGCGCCTATGGCGGGCAGGAGGCCGCCGGCGAGCGCATTCAGCGCCCTCAGCAGCATGTCAGCGCCTGTTGCCACAAGCGGCGCGACAAATGGCTGCGCATCGACGAAGTCGCGACGCTCGAGTCCGAAACGGTCGGGCATGCCGGCCACCCGCACGTCACCCATCTGCTCGCCCGCCGCGGCGGTTTCGAGCTCGTGCCGACGCCGACCATTCCGGCGACGGGCCGCGACCTGCTGATCCTCTTTGCCCGCCAGTCGAAACAGACCAGCGACCTCGCCGAGGCGGTGCTCGACGCCCACGCTGACGGCATTGTGACGGCCGACGAAGCCGCGGACATCGAGGCGGCGGCGGATGAAGTCATTGCGACCGCGCTGGCGATGCGCGCCGAGGCGCGCATGATCCGGCGGGAGGCGGGCCAGTGAACGCCCCTGCGCAGCCCCGCAAGGTCCGCAATGTCGTGGCAGGCGACGATCCGAACCTGCGCCAGCGGCATTCGATGATCCCCTGCCCGCACTGTCACGCGCCCTCCTACATCCGCACGTCAGAGCTGGTGACGCCGACGACGAAGGATTTGTTCGCGCTTTGCATGAACCCCGACTGCGGTTTCACCTGGAAGGCGCAGATGACGATCGTCTACGGCCTCTCGCCCAGCGCGATCCCCAATCCCCAGCTCGACATTCCGATGGCGCCGGAGAGCATCACGCGGAAAACCTATTTCCCGCCGCCGCCGGGCTACGACACCGGCACGATCGACATGTTCGATAGCGACCAGGCAGCCTGATCCCATTCCCCCGCTCAAACCCCGCTTTCCGGCATTTCGCCGGCCCCCCTTTTGCACCCTTTCAACGGACACCCGATGGCCCTTGCCGATGACATACTTGCCGGTCTGAAATCCACCTTCCGCTTCAAATCGCAGAAGGGAAAATGGCTACAGCAGGGCCTTTGCCCCCAATGCGGCAAGTGGGAGGTCTATTGTTCGGCCGATCAGCCGCGGATGGTCAAATGCGGGCGGCTCGAAAACTGCGGCTGGGAAGATACCGTCCGAAACCAGCTGCCCGACCTGTTCGAAGACTGGTCGAAGCGCGCGCCCGCCAGCGAGACAGAGCCCAACGCGACCGCTGACGCCTATCTGTCGCACGAACGCTTTCTGGACTTGCGGCTGCTGCGCGGATCCTACGCGCAGGAAACGTATCACGATCGCAAGCGCAATCTGACCACCGCGACGGTGCGCTTCCCGCTCGCAAACGGCAGTTGGTGGGAAAGGCTGATCGACCGCCCGGGCCGTTTCGAGAAAAAGGCTCGCTTCCGCTGGATCGACCCCGAACTCGCAAAGACTAACCCGGACGAAGGGTCATGGGCCGGGCATTGGTGGCAGGGGCCGACGATCAGCTGGGAAATGCTGGCGGCCGCCGAAGAGATTTGGCTGGCCGAAGGCATCTTCGACGCGACGGCGCTGGTGCAGGCCGGTATTACCGCGGTCAGCCTGATGTCGGTGAACAACTGGCCCGAGCATTCGCTCGCCGAGCTGCTGCGCGTGATCGCCGACAAGAACCCCAAGCATCGGCCGAAGCTGGTCTTTGCGTTCGACGTCGGCGCCGCCGGCGTCAGCTTCACCCGCAAATTCGTCCGCCTGGCGCGGCTAGAGGGATGGGAGGCAACGGCCGCCCAGGTCCGCCCCGATGGCGAGGGGAGCAAGCTCGACTGGAACGATCTTCTCATCCGGCATCTGGACTGGAAGGGCGACCCCGACCGCGCGCCCTTCTCGCGGGTCATGATCGATGAATATCGCTGGAACGGGGCCGTCACGATCGCGGAGACCGCGCGCGACAAGGCGAAGCTGATCCACAATCACCGCGGCCTCTCCAACTTCACCTTCCGCTTCGACAACCGGACCTGGGCGGCGAAGATCACCTATGACGACGACGACGGCGATCGGCGTCAGCGCCTCGATGTCGAAGAGATCGCGAATTGCGCCTTCCGCATCCTCTACATGGAGCGGGACGAGACGCTCGATGAAACCAATTTCTTCCTGCAGGTCGATTTCCCGGAGCGTCACCGCCAGACGGTAAAGGCCCGCTTCAGCAGCAACGCCTGCGCATCGAGCGGCGAATTCAAGAAGCGCCTGATGGCCTTCGCCGGCGGATGGTCCGGCACCGCCGAGCAGCTCGACCGCCTGATGCGGCAGCAGACGAAGAATATAAAAATCGTCGAGCCGCTGCCCTTCACCGGCTATTCCGACGCGCACCGCGCCTGGGTGTTTGGCGAGATCGCCGTGCGCGACGGCCGCCTGGTCCAGATCAATTCAGAGAAATATTTCGATTTCGGCAAGGCCGCGGTGAAGCTGCGGACGCCCGAGCGCATCCTCAACATCACCTATAACCCCGACCGCCGCCAATTCGGCTGGATCCGCGACCTGTGGATCGGCTGGGGCGAGCGCGGTTTCACCACCTTGGCCTTCTTCATGATGGCGCTCTTCGCGGTGCAGATCCGCAAGGCGCACGAAAGCCTCGGCTTCCTCGAGATCACGGGCGACGCGGGATCCGGCAAGACGACGCTGATCACCTTCCTGTGGAAGCTGCTCGGGCGGTCGGGATACGAAGGCTTCAACCCCAACACCGGTACCGCCGCCTTCGTCGGCCGCAACCTGATGAAGGTCTCCAACCTTCCAGTCGGCCTGATCGAGGGCAAGCGCGACGAAAGCCGCGGACAGCGCCAGTTCGACTGGACAGAGCTTCTCACCCTCTACAACGGCCGCAACCCGCGCGGCACCGGCGCCCGCACCGGCGGCACCGAAACCGTGGAGCCGCCTTTCCTCGGCGCCATCTATCTGATGCAGAATGAGCGCATCGACAGCATCACGGCGGTGCTCGAGCGCCTGATGTCCTTCAGCTTCGACAAGGAACATTGGACCGACGAAAGCCCCGCGGCGGCCGAGCGGATCGAGCAGCTGCAGGTCGAGGACGTCAGCGACGTGATCGTCCATATCGTCCGCGCCGAAAAGCGCTGGCTTGAAACCTTCTTCGCGCAATATCGCTTCCACCGCGATAATATGAAGGGCCGGACCAAGGGCCTTCACAACACCCGCTGCATCAAGAACCACGCGCAGCTGGCGGCCGCGCTCGAGGCGACCGCCGCCGTCCTGCCCATCGACCGGGAGGCGGGCGAGGAAGCGATCGGCCGCACGATCCAGTTTATCGATTCGATGGCGCTCGATCGGCAGCTGTCCGCCGGCGGCGATCACCCGCTGGTCGCCGAATTCTGGGACAAAGTCGATTTCATCCTCGCCACCGAGGCGAAGGTCGGCACCAAGCCCGAAGACAGCATTAACCGGCATCGTAAGCCGAACCTGATCGCGATCAACCTCAACCAGTTCGATCAGCGCGTCCGCAATCTCAATCTTTCCCCGGTCCGCATGGACGAATTGAAAAAGCTCCTGCGCGGTTCGCAGCGCCGGAAATACGTCGCCGACAAGGGCGTGAACGGCCCCGACGGCATCAGCTCCCACTGCTGGATTTTCGAGAACCCCGACGCCCCCCGGGCGCCGGCCAACTGAGCCTGAAAGGAACTAGCCATGGCCCGCGAAGTCACCCGTTTCCAAGCCGACACCGACCCGCCGACGATCCACCCGACCCTGACCGACGCCGTCGTCGCCGAGCTCGCCGCCCTCATGGGCTGGAAATCCGGCGGAGAGAATGGCGTCCCCGGCCTCGCGAAGCTGCTGGTCGACCAGGCACCGCGGGCGATCGCCTGCCTGCAGCAGCTCCCCGCCCCGCAGCCCCAGCCCGAAAAGGAGACCGCCGATGCCCGGTAACGGCCATATCCATGTCTGCGCGCGCTGTAGCGCCGAGTTCAACACCCCTAACAGCTACCCGCCCCCGGGCTGGGTCTGGCGCGGCTCGCACCTCTATTGCGACGCCTGCTGCAGCCTTGTCGACGATCCGATCGACGACGCGCAGCCGGCGCAGCGAGAAGAAGCCGCACCGCCCGCCGAACCCGCGCTGATCATGCTGGCATCGGGGAAGGTGATCGATCTTGTCGCGCCCGACCCCGCGCTGATTAACATCGAGGACATCGCGCTGTCGCTTTCGCGCATCTGCCGCTTTGGAAGCCAGATTCGACCGAACCGCTTCTATTCGGTGGCGGAACACAGCGTCCACGTCAGCTACCGGGTTGCGCCGGAGGCGGCGCTGCCCGCCCTGCTGCACGATGCGACCGAGGCGTATCTTGGCGATGTCGTCCGCCCCCTAAAGGCGATTCTTCCCACCTATCGCGCGATCGAAGAGAATTTCGCCGCGGCGATCGATACTGCCTTCGGCATCGACAGTCGTCGTTACCGCCACGTTATCAGAAAGGCGGACATCGATATGGGCATCATCGAGGCGCACCGCCTGATGCCCAAGGACGATTATTATTGGGGCACCGCGCCCGACGATCCCGGCCAGTGGATAAGCGGCTGGTATCCCGCTGAAGGGCGCCGCCGTTTCCTACAGCGCTATCGCGAACTCACGGCCCCCGCCGTCCAGCAGGAAGCCGCGTGATGATAGTGGTCCGCGTCGAACTCTGGTCGGCGATCGACGGTCAGGTGACCGAGATCGCGCGCGCCATGATCCACAACGTCGGCGGCACCCTCAAGGTCGGCGATTATGAGGGCGAGACCTATCGCGGCCGATCGGTCGAGGCCCTCAACGACGCCATGCGGCGGAAACAGACCACCCGTTCGGGAAAGGTCACCGGCCACCGCCGCCTCGATCTCCACGTATGGCATCTGGTCGCAAAGATGCTGTCGGCGATGGGCTATGGCAAGTGACCCCGCCGCCCAACCCACAGGCGCAATGCGCCGGCAAGGTCACTTGGCCGACCAAGGCGGCGGCGCTGAAGCACCGCCGGCGCCTCCTGCAGCGCGGCCGCGAACGCCACACCTGCCACAAGGAAAAGGCGCGCAGCGCTGCGGCGCTCGAGCCCTACCGCTGCAGTTGCTGCCACCAGTGGCACCTGGGCAACCCCAGCATGGGAAAGGT